CTCGGGGAACTGGTCCAGGACCAGCCCCGTACTAATTAAGCCACTAGCGTTGGATAGGTCGAGGGTTGCAATACCCCCGGTGATTGACCCTATACGTGCAAGCTCTTTCTGACGCCCGTCGTCTGTTAGGTCAATCCCAACACGCTTGATGCGGTCGCGGATTACGTCGCCGTACGCCGTCTGAATTAGTTTCGTCAGATCAGGCTCATTGGTAACGCCGCGATAAGCTTTAGCGTTTTTCCGGACAAAGTTGAGCACTCCAGATGCAACTTGGAGACTCGCAACGCCCTCCGCATCCTCGAAGTTACTTAAGAGGTGCGGCAGCGATGCCAACAGCTCGGCGAGTCTGGACCCGTCGGCCGCCGTATCTTCGCTCATGTGGAAGCTTCCTGCGATAAGATTCCGCAGGTCAGCATCCTTCTTTTTAATCGTAGTGGTTGCGCCACCAACGGTGTACCGTATAGGGACGTCCTGTATTTCTGGACAAGGACCCAGATAGCGTTCTATTTTCCGAGCAGAAGCATGAAGTATAGCCTCTGTACGAGCCGAAAATTTGTATAATCCGGCTGAACGTTTCTCAAAGATCCTATTAAAAATCCCACAACGATACTCACCGTCCAAGAACTTTTTGTACGCTGCCGCACGTTTGTCGATACCCGTCGGCAGACACTCCAGCTTTGCAAAACAAGCTTGGGCCTGCGCGAGGGCGTAAAACGGTTCGGCGGTTAGGCGTACAGCATCGGGAGAATAATCAAGGACAGACAACCAATCACCAGCATTAATAGCCTGGTCAAGGGCAGCCCCCTCGTCTCCAACTCGCTTAAGGAAAATATCGGCGAGCTTCTTGGCGAATAAAATCGTCTCATCGACTGTCTTCTCTTTTAACCACTGACGAGCGAGCTCGTCCTTGTCACACTGTGACATATAAACTCCTTTCAAAGGAAGAGTGGTTCGATACACCTTAGGTCGGAGCGACCAGGGTGTCGAAGAGCTCCGGTAACACACCGGAGGTGGCAGCAGCCACAGAAGTAGACACGTTATTGCCGATGTTGAGGGCAATTTGACGTGACAGTCGACGGCCAGCGATGGATCCCCGTTCGTGGTAATGACCATAAATACCGGTCGTGTCACGGTAGGCAACCTTCGGAGCAGCGGTATAACCCGCTGAGTTCTGGCCAGAGACCGATTCCATTACGGGCACTTCCACGCGGAAATCGGTGTTCCACACCCCGCTCTTGTTTGTCTTTGAAAGACGGGCAATCGCGACAACTTGGGCATAAGTAGGCAGGCTTGCTACCTGTTCACGCCACATTGCCGTGATAGCCCCAGTTTTCGGGTCCTTTACGACCTCGACCGGGACAAGGGTATGGGTGACGGGCGTTGCAGCCCCGTCAAAGACAACGATGTTTGCAATGTTCGACATTACAGAACTCCAATTTAAGAAAGGATCATTAAAAGGGGCTACCGGGTATTCCCCGAGAGCTGCTAAATAGCTCGCCGTGCTTTATATGCTGCGACTCACTACGTAGCCAGTCAACCCCACGTTGGATTTTCTTCCGATTAACTATCAGGAGAGCTCCGGCCTCGGTTGCATGCTTTATCGCCACCCTAGTTTTCGGGTGGAGAATTGGCTTTAACTTTGGCATTTTCGGTATTAGGGAAGCATCCACCGTCCTTTTCACGAGAACTTGTTTATAAAACGAACTATCCCCGATAACCTGGTATGATGAAACGCCAGATCCGGATGTGTAGTTCGTCCTCGTGTACTTGGTGGTGCGTGTTGTTACAAACGTACCCTGCAGTATTTGTGAAAGCTGCAGAGCGGAGAGTGCGCTGCCTACTGGTATCCACCAGTCGACAACAAAACTCATCCATTGGCGCTCCCATAATATTGATGCAATATCAGTCAAACCGCTAAAATCCACGGAACGCGGCTTCCTCGAAAGGAGAGCCACTATCTGAC